CAATGCTCAAACTGCAAGAGATACAATCACTGGTTTATTAACTGCAAGCTATAACGAGCATCTAGATGGTAATGCTAAAGCTACCAAATTTATCATTGCCTTTTGGGGTGAGGTTGCTAAAGATAAAAAGGCATTAGCTACATTAAGAGCGTTATTCAATCGAATCACTAAAAAGGCAAACAAGGAAAAAGGCATTAGCGAAAAAGCCTGTACTGTTAAGGACGGGGAAATTGTTGAAGTGACTCCAAGAGTTAAGAAAGGCGCGACTGGTGGCGGTGAAGGCGGTGAAGGTGAAGGCGGTGAGAGTGCTAACACTGAGACAGTTAAAGATGATGCAAGCGCGCCTAGATATAGCATTGCCTTTCAAGAGTTAACTAGAATGCTGAAGCGTGAAAAGGACGAGAAAAAGCGTGAAGCACTTGAAGTGGCATTGACTTTACTAGCACCAAAGTGCTAAGATTGATAACAGCAGAGCAAGGACGCTTTAGCTGTTATAACAATGTTATAAGGATTAATATTTATAACATTGTTATAACAACTTTAAACCAATACAAGGTGACTACAATGTTAAAACTACCATCAATAGATACACTAGTGAAGCAAGCTATTAAAGCGAATGTTAAACAATTCCGCGCGGCTCGTGAAGAATACTATTACTGGAATGCTAAATGTAACGCAAGCGATAGAAGCTCTAGAGAATATCTAAAATATACAATATTCGCGGATCAACATTTTTATGAATACGTTACAATTAAGGATACATTGATCAGACTATTTCCAGAGCATAAAGATTTAATAGTCGATAGCTTATATTCACGAGGTAAGTAATTACTTTATAGATACCATTGGAAACAGTGGTATCAATTAAACTAATTATTTATAACAATGTTATAACTTTATATGAGGTGAAACATGGCAGGATTTAAATTGTGGGAGGGCGCAAGCCTATTAACTGGTGAGCCTATCGTTGTTATTGTCACAATGGGTGGGAATAATCCTAAAACGGATAATGATTTCAGATCTATGGTACAGACTTGGATAATGTTGCGCGATACACCACCGCATGAGGCTGTCAAATCAGGCAATGATGAGGGTGTTTGCGGTAACTGTATTCAACGTCCAAGCGTAGGCGGTGCTTGCTATGTTAAGACTTTCCAAGCACCACTATCGATATGGCGCGCATATAAGCGTGGGAATTATAACAATGTTATAAATCTGGAAAGCCTACGCGGTGCAGAGTTGCGACTGGGTAGCTATGGCGATCCGTCAGCAGTGCCGTTCGATATATGGCGCAATCTGATTGACAAGGTACAGCCTAGACTAATGACTGGATACACGCACCAAATGTCGCATAAAGCATTCGACAAGCGTATGGCAGAGGTATGTATGATTAGTGCCGATACGCCTAAGGTCGCGCTTAAGGCTCATGCTCAGGGATTCCGTACCTTTAGAATGACTACGGATACAGAACAGCTATTGCCTAATGAGATTATATGCCCCAATGATACTGATGGCGTGAAGTGTATTGATTGTGGGTTGTGTGATGGTGCGGGTGATAAACCTAATATCGCTATACTGGCGCATGGTGCGCTTGCAAAACGATACAATGAGAAGTATGAAAAGATCAATGTAATTAATTTATAACAATGTTATAAGGAGTAATACGATGAAGAACAATGACGATAAATGGGAGTTGATAATTCTATCGGGTCTGATATTATTATCAGTGATGGTGGTATCATATAGAACGGGAGTGATGATGTTATGATGTATTCAGTATGGGTAGGTGGCGTTGAAGTTGGCGCGTATCTAATGTATAAAAAGGAAGCCGAGCGTGTAGCTAAGATGTGGCGCGATGATGGCTATGATGATGTACAGGTGATGAGTTATGAGGGGTATGTGTCATGAATTTACAAGATATGATAGATGGTTACATCGAGCAGAAAGTTGAAGCGGCTCTTTCAATGAGACTACATACTGTGGCTATAAAGCTATCAAAAAGTCAAGAAAAGCTCGAAAGCCGTGTCGATGATCTCGAAGACAAGGTATATACTTTAGAGTCTGAGTTAGATGATGCCCAAAGAGAGGTTTCTGACCTTGAAGAAAGTTTAGAATCTAAGGTTCGAGAAGCCGTTGGCAACCTGAAAGTTCAACTGAAAATGAGGGAAGTATGATAAATCTATGGAAAGTATGGGCTAAAGCACTAGGTGAAAAGTCTGGTGCGAGTAATCGAGAAGCTGATTATATTGCGATTGTGCGTAGTGTAATTGTAGGGTTGAACTTTATCACCTGTTTGTTTATAATCGCAGGTGTAATACATAATTGGTAGGAGAAAACTAATGAAACCTTTTGGTGATGTTGATGATGTAATAATCAAGGCGTGTCGTGAGTCTGATAATCTAGGCAATCCGATGTGGCTCGAAGACTTAATTGATGTGGCGATTGATCATGCCCCAGAGTTGTTGGATTCTGAGGAGTGGCTTGCGCTAGTGAATAAACTTAAAGAGGAGAAGTACTGATGGACTATCCAGATATGAGATATACAGTGTATGTAGATGGCAATCAGGTAGAGGGTCGTGGTCTGACTAAACACGAAGCTGAGGAGATTGCTGACTATTACGAGGGGCAGGGATATGAAGAAGTGCAGGTGTATGATATGCGACTAAATGAGGTGGTGTAATGGAAAAGGCACATAGACATCTGGTGCAATGGGGCATCAGGCAGGGCTACACCATCGAGGTGTGGGGTGAAGATGAATATCTTGATTACTCAGGCACTGACTTTGATGAGGCTATCGAGAATGTAGAGGCATGTGATGGTGGTACTATATACCTAACGACTGTCGATGGTGAGCATGTAGCAGGGTTCAGGTATGTATTTGACTACGATCAAGAGGCTGAAGATACCATTAGTGATTGGGGTATTAATCCAGTGAGTGAGGAGTGGTGTGAGAATTACACTAACCCTCCAAAGCCGTGGCCAGTATCGCCTGTAAGTACAGAAAGTATTGCTGATGAAGATGATGTGGACTTTGGGCATTATGGTTGTCAAAACTTTCCCTGCTGTGACCTTTATGGTTGTGGTGGATAATTTAACTAGAGGAGAATGATAATGGATAACTTTGTTAATATGTTTCAGTCGTGGATACACGATGAAGTGAGCGATGCTTTCGAGGCTAACGGTAATCTAGCAAAGCGTGATGCTGAGCGTATAGCTACACTGGAGCGTAAGTTGTTAACGCTGTCAGGTGATTTTGAAACGCGAGTAGGTGGTCTTGAGTGCCTAGTTGATGATATAGAGGAGAGGTTTGGTGTTGATGTTCAGGATTATATCAAGGAGTATTTTAGTACAGCTAGAATTAAAGTAACGATTGACAAAGAAGTAATATAGTAGTTGACAGCTCCCCTTAATTATCTTACTATAGGGGAGATCTAATTAGGTACGGGTAATGTAACAGGAGAATGATAATGATAGTGTTTAGATATAGAAGTAAGAAAGAGTTGAAAGAGAACATCGGCAAGCCATTAAAGTATTTAGAGACTAGCTTGTTTGGTGAGGAGTATGTCAGCGATGGTATGTTAACTGGTGCTAATCGCCCACATATAACTGGTCTGGGTAGAGAGTTTTTTGCTCAGGTAACTATGGAAAATGATTTGATTAAGGCGGTGAAATAATGGATATGCCAATTATATTCCAACCCTATAACAGGGTTAAGGCTGAAGCTACTTTTCCCCTCATTGAGGCTGACTCTACTGAGTCTGATATTAAAGAGTCTGCTTGGCTGTATTCCCTCGATGTAATGAACCGAGACCCTGATGTACTTGCTGATGCTTTCATTGGCGAGTACCTCGATACCCTCGATGATATGAGGCACTATCACAGTGAGGTTATTCAGGCTCTAGCTGATGAGGATTATGTAACTATGGGTAAGCTAGTGGAAGATGCTGTAGGTGGTCTTGTAAGCCGTACAGTTGATTACATCGATGAGCATATACTAAACTTAGGAGGTGAATGATATGAGTAAGGCATTGTATAATGAGTTGATGGAGGCTATCAAGTTGTCTATGGATACAGTGGAAAGCTTTGAAGATGAGATGTTGTTATACAATCTAACATGTGAATTGTCTCAAGCTTACCCTCTATTACGGGAAACAGGTTGATGAATAGCGGATGGGCTAAGACTCATCATGCTTGCGAGGTGTGTAGTAGTAGTGATGGCGCATCAACCAATCATGATGGGTGGACTACATGCTTTAGCTGTGGTGAGCGTTATAAGTCTGGTGAGAATTATAACAATGTTATAACAGAAGATATAGGAGTGGTAAGTATGGAAGTAGGTAGAGGTAGGCATCAAATGATTCGTAGTATCACTCAGAACACCTGCGAGCGTTATGGTATCAGTGTAGATGGCGATGATATTATATTTGAGTATCGTGATAAGGACTCTCTGGTCTGCGCTCAAAAGGTTAGGATAGGTAGTAAGGAGAACCAACGTAGCTTTGGTGTATGGGGTGAGGGTGTCTTGTTTGGACAGCACTTGTTCCCTAAAGGCGGTAGGTATCTGACTATCACTGAGGGTGAGTTCGATGCGGCTAGTGCATATCAAATGAGCGGTAGTAAGTATGCATCTGTATCGATAAAGAACGGAGCGCAGTCAGCACTCAAGGATTGCAAGTCTCAATATGAATGGATAGATAGCTTTGATAATGTAATCATCTGCTTTGACTCTGATGAGGCAGGTCAGACTGCCGCTAAAGAAGTAGCTTCACTGTTTGCAGGTAAGGCTAGAGTTGTCAAGCACCACCCTGATTTCAAGGATGCTAACGAGTATCTTGAGAGGTGCAGGGCAGATGACTTCAAGTCTGCATGGTGGGCGGCTGAGATACATACGCCTGATGGTATCATTGCAGGTAAGAGTCTATGGGAAGCTGTCAATCAGCCTGTAGAGAAAGCATCTGTGCAGTATCCGTGGAATGGTCTCAATGATCTGACCTATGGTATACGTAACTATGAATTAGTCACTCTGACAGCAGGTAGTGGTGTTGGTAAGAGTCAGGTGATGCGTGAGGTGCTGTATCATGTGTTGCAGAACACAGAAAGTAACATAGGCTGTATATTCTTGGAAGAATCAGTCACTAAGACTGCTCAGTCACTGATGTCACTGCACTCAGGCAAGCGATTGCATATTCCGACAGTGGAATCGACTGAGGAGGAGAGGCGTGATGCATTTAACGCTACTCTAGGCTCTGATAGGCTGTTCTTTTACGATCACTTTGGTTCTACCAGTGTTGAGAACATTGTAGGTCAGGTTAGGTATCTATCTAAGGCTCATGACTGTAAGTATGTGTTCCTAGATCACCTGTCCATCATTGTATCTGCTCAGGAGAATGGTGATGAGCGTAAAGCTATCGATGAAGTGATGACTAGGCTTCGTATGTTGACTCAAGAGACAGGTATTGCCTTGTTCCTAGTGTCACACCTTAGAAGACCCGCAGGTAAAGGTCATGAAGAGGGCGCGGCAACTAGCTTATCTGACTTACGTGGCTCTGCCAGTATTGCACAGCTGTCTGATATCGTGCTTGGATTCGAGCGTAATGGACAAGCTGAGAATGTTGAGGACAGGAA